GTTTGGGCATCGATCGTGCCTATACATCGGTCATGCCCCCGGTTTGAGCGGATGATACGACTCGAACGATTCGTGTTTCCATTTCATCATTCGCGTGCGCCAGCGTTCGCGCGCCATCACAAAATGCGCAGTCGTTTCGTATCGACACTCCGCGATCAACACATCGCGCGGCGACTCGATCCGGTAGACGTGCCACCACGTCGGACGCGTGACGCCAGGCAATGGCGGATAGTCCACGAAGGGATCGTCCGGTTTCGGACGAACGGCCGCGACTTCATCGACCACGAGCCGCGGGCGATTGAGCGCCGCCCGTGCCCCCTGCCGTTGCGACAGCTTGGCCCGCCAGGTGGGCGGCATCCCCCCCCCTCTTCCGGCGCCTATGCCCCCGCCCGCGTCTTGCGGGTATGGCACCCCCGACATAACCCCTGAAGATTTCCTGGATTCCAGAACCACTCCGGGTCGCCCTGATGCGGGATGACATGGTCGATGTCGATCGCCTCGACCAACTGCCCACGCTGCTGACACTGCACGCACCACGGATTCTCACGCAACACTTGCGCACGTAAGCCCCACTCCGGGTGCACCCACTTGGTCAGGTGGTACCACTTGCGCACCTCCCGATTCGTGCGTCGGTGTTCCTTCTCGAGCGCCTTGCCGCGGGCATGGATGGGACAGGGCACACGCTCAGGGCAGCCGGGCTGTGAGCACGGGTACGCTGGGGCCATCGGCATTAGCACAGCTCCAGCAGCGGGCGCACGTCCTCGCCACACTGCAGCACACACGTGGCCCGATGCTTCGCTGGCAGGCGCAACACCAGGCCGCAGTAGTAGCACCTCACACCAGCAGCCCGAAGTAGCGCAGGGCCAGCAGCACCACGAACACCACGGCGACGAGGTCGACGATGCGCACGACCGGCGCCGGATGCGAGGCCAGCATGGTCCGCACGATGTACCAAATCAGCACCACCAGCAGGATCGACACGAGAAACGGGATCATGACTCGGCCTCATCACCATCTCCGAATAAGCGCCGCCAAATGAGCGCGAGCTTTTTCGGGTCGGGCGGATTGCTCGACATGTCGGGCGGCGTCGCGTGCCCAGGCTTCACCGCCACGTCGATGTCGCCCTTACAGCGCAACGACGGCCCTTCCACGACCACGATCGGCAGGTTGATCGGTCCGTGCGCATGGAGCCCGTTCGCCACGAAGTCGTCCATCTCTTGGCCCATGTCCGCACTGACTTCCTCAAGCGCCGCCAGGCGGGCATCGGTCGCGGTCATCCACGCCTTGAGCGCGTCCACGTCGCCGCTCTCGGGGGGCGGCGCCTCGCCATCGGCACTGGTGACGGGGGCGTATTCGTGGCCGGCCACCCAGTACCAGCTCCACACCAGGCCGCTACTCTGCGGCGTGACGGTTTTCTTGCTGGTGCTGTAGGTCAGCGCCGCATCGTCGAGATACTGCAAGCAGCGGGTGTAGTAGCCGAGATCATCGGGCACGTCCGTCGGCAGGAAGATCCGCCCCTTCGGCCCGGATGAATACTGCTGCGTCAAGCCCCAGAACGGCGCATCGGGGTATTGGCGCTCGCCGGGGCCGACGCCGGGCGGAATCACGAGCTGGTGCCCTTGCCAGGGATAGGCGCGCTCCATCACGGCCTCCCAGTCCGTCGCCGGGTCGCCGTACGTGCGGCCGATCAGGGTGTAGAAGTACTCTTGAAATTCTTCCTCGGTCTGCGGGCAGCGGGTCAGGTCGTAGGCCATATGGATTCTCACTCTACCTCCGGCTCGATGCACTCGACCGGAATCATGCACTCCTCGAAATTCACGACGTTGGCGTTCTTCACAATCTCCAACGCTTCACTTCGCGCATACCGACCCGCGCGCAACACGTCGCGCACATACCCGCGATGGTCTGGCGCCCACCACGCGTTGTGCTCAATCGACCAGATGACAAACCACTTGATCACCGTTTCCCTCGCGCGGCCTCGACCCGTTCGCGGCTTTCCGTGCACGTCGTCCAGTGCACCGCGCGCTGGTCAATCACCGTCACGAACGTCCCGTCCTGGCGCTCATACACCCGGTCGATCGCCAGCGGCAGGTCGACGGGAATCTTCGCGCCCTTGCCCGTGGTCGTCACCCATTCGATCGGCGCCTTGCACGTCGGCGCCCGACAGGTGCCGTAGGCCGGCGGGCTGGAGCGGATGACCGAGAGCGATTCCCATTTCTGCGACATAGTGACCTACCTCGTCACGCTTGCGTGCTTGCGTTCCAACTCCTCGATCCGCACCAGCATCGCCCCACACGCATCGGCGGTCGCCCAGCCGACCTGTTCCAATAGGTCGACGCGGCCAGCGAGGTTGTCCACTTGCGCCTCGAGCAGGTTGACGCGATCTTCCAACCGGCTCAGGGTGAGCTTCTCCAGTGCGGTCATGCGCGCCTCCGAATATCCGCGAGATGAACCGCGTCGTACGCCTTCCGTACGAGATCGGCGTCGTAGGCCAAGCCACGCTGCGCACACAGCAGCTTGAAGTGTTCGCCGACGGTGCTCACGCTCAGGTCGCGGTCGACGATCGCCGCGTACCCGAACGCTTCCCGCATGACGACGCAGGCCAAGGCAAACGACGGGGGTTCGGGCTCTGGCATTTGGGGTCTCGCGAACGCGAGCCGGCGCGGAGCGTCGGTGCTTGTACTCTTCAAAGGGACACGAAGTGTCCCTGTACCTGGTACCTGGTACGTACCGCGCGCGCGCACGGGGGCTCTAGTGGAGTCCACTGGGGAGTCTCCGCGGGACAGATGCGAGCTTCGCCCATTGGCGGACGCCCGTTGCTCGGCTTTCTTCTCACGCCATTTCGCCCGGATCTCTTTGACCGCGGAGGCTTTCTTGTTGTAGTGGAAGTAGTCGTGAATCTGATAGCCGCCCCGGACCTTTCGCCAGAGTCCTACCCGACGCGAACACAGCACGTTCGCAACCGCTTGTGGTGTCAAAACGAGGCCACAAGTCTGCACGAACTCGTCGGGAATAAAGCCGTCGGTCAGGTGCTCCCGCGCAAATCCAAGGCCCGCGACATACAACCAGAACGCCCGCAGCGCGCCGAATTCGCCAGGGAGTAACCCGCCGGCAACGAGGATCTTGGGATGGGTCAATAATCGGCTCTCAATGTGAATCTCGGTCACGTTACTTGGGCCTCCACACAACAGCCAATCGCCCTGATCTGGTTCGGACTTTCTGCCCGCTATCCTCAATCTGCTCGCGCAACACCAGCCCGCGCAGTCGCGCACTCACGGTCTGATGCGAGAGCCCCGTCGCCACCTCGATCGCATCGCAGCTCCGCGGGCGCTTCGTGACGACGGACAGCACCAGCGCCTCGAGGCGACTGAGTTCCGTATCGCAGATGGTCGCCGCCGCGGCCGCACTGGTCGCCGACTGCCGCTCGAAGGGCACGTCCCCTTGTGAGCCATAGAGCGCGGCCTCGACGCGGCCCTGGCGCCCATCGCACACCCATTGATGGTTCGGCCCGGTATCGTCGCCGCCGCAAAAAAGACAGCGGTTCATTCAGGCTCTCCGTAGCGCAGGAACCCCGGATCGGTCGTCGTCACGCCTAAGCACGACTTCGCGAACGTGCGCACGGCCGTGACGAACTGCTCAAACTCGTCGGGCGTGAGCCTAGACGTGTGCTGCACCTCGCGCACGACCGTGCGCACGTCGCCGTCCGGCCAATTCGAGAGCTTGCGGAGTCGCGGCTTCGGCAGAAACCATTGCGTCATCAGGTCATGCACGTCGGTGACGTTGCGCCCGGTGGCCTTCGCGATCTCCTTGTAGACGACACCAAAGAGATACCGATTCATCGCCGCGCTGCGCGTCTTGGTGCGCATCAGAACGGCATCTCCTCCGGCGGCGCCGGCTTGCCGACGGCCCGCGCCCGTTCCTTGAGCGCGTCAAATTCGTCCCGGTACTTGGCGTGGGCGTGTTCCTTCAAGTCGCGGCCTGATTTCTGCCACGCCTCAAGCAGCGCGTCAATCCCGTCCTCGGCGACCAGCGCGAGCCCGGCCCACCACGAATCGAACTTGACCGGGGCGGTCGACTTGGGCGGCTTGGCGGCCTTCGGCGGGGTGACAGGGTAGGTCCCGGGCGCCGGCGCGTTGCGCGGTTCGGCCGCTTCGCCGTCGTCGTCCTCCGGCGCGATGCCCACCATCGCCGCGAGGCCGTATCTTCGGCCGTAGGTGATTGCCGAGCCGACGGCCTGCGGGGTGTTCTGGCCGGCGGTCAGCGTCAGGTCTTCGGCGATCCACTCGCCCGAGCTGTGGAGCAGCAGCGTCGTCACGGTGACGTGCGGCCCCTCGGCGCGGGTCGGCTGCAGATGCGCAATGCCGTACTTCGCCAGCGGCCGGCAGGCGTCGCGGATGGACGCGAGGTCGGCGTACTTCGACCGGAAGTGGGGGTTCGTCGCGTCCTTGACGGCGCCTTCCATCTCGGCCTGCGCCTTCGCCAGCGCGTCGGCGAGCTTGCCGATCGTCGGCGACATGCGGACGCCGCTCGAGGTCGGCGGGTCGGTGAGCGCGAATTCGTCGAGCGTCATTTCCACGACTCCCGTTTCTGCTTCGCGACCGGCATGTCCCACTCGTCGTAGCGGGCCAGCTCGCGCGCGAACCTGGCGAGCGCCCAGGCCACGCCGGCCCCGAGCCCCAGCACCACGGCGACCGCGATCGCGAGGGTCATCCGACCCGCCGCAGCCGCCCGGCCGGCGCCCGGGCGATGAACTGCCGCACGTCCTCGCCGGCCCAGCGGCGCCGGCTGTCGATGGATGGCAGCGAGGGAATCGGGAACGTGCCGACGGCGAGGCGCCGCCGGATCGTCTTGGTCGAGCAGCGCAGCGCCCGGGCCACGTCCTCCAGGAAGCACACGTCAGGGACATCAGTCGGCGACATGGGGGTCTCCGATCTTCTGGCGGGGGGTCTCACGGATGGCGGCGGCGACCACATCTGGCGTGGTGCGCAACGCTTCAGCCAGCGCGACCACGGTCGAGTACTGCGGATCGCGCACGATGCCGCACTCGATCATGCTGATGGCCCGCTGGGTGAGCCGGCTGCGGCCCCGACGGGCTTGGGCGGCAAGCGCCTTCTGGGTGGGGAATCCGGCGCGGCGGCGAAGGGTGCGAAAGGTCATCGTCCTCGCTCAAAGCGAGGACTCTATAGAAATTTCGTTCCCGGTGTCAAGCAGTAGCCTTCCCGACGCCGCGGGATTCCATTCCCGACGCCGATAGGATTTATTTCCCGATTCTGTCGTAGAATTATCGTTCTAACGATTCAGGACACGAGTACTGCCGACCGCGATGCCGAAACCGCCGGATTTGACTGCTGAAACCATCGCCCGGGCGATCGGCGACTGCCTGAAAGCGCGCCGCGACGAGATGGAATGGAGCGCGACCGACGTGCAAGAGCACGGCGGCCCGACCTATCACACGGTCCTCAAAACGGAAGCCGGCCAACTGCCGAAGATGGCGCTCCTGGACCGCCACGCGGCGGCGCTGGGCTTGTCGCTGCACTACGTGTTGGCCGCCGCGGTCGCGCCACCCGGGCACGAGCCCCCGCTGTTCAGCCGTGACGCCAGCGAAGTAGCGCGGATTTTTGACCAGGCCGGGCCGAGCGGCCAGAAGGCGCTGCGCGAGATGGCGCGAGTACTCGATCTGGCGGGTCGGCGTCGGCGGCTGGCGCTAACACATACGACACATCGTCGAGCACTGTGACCTGGGCGTTGAATGCCTCTTGCACGACCGCCGGCCAGGACGGGTAGCGGGCGACCAGTCGTATCAGGCGCGCCCGATCGCTTACCGACCACGTCGCCGCCGCCGCCAGGAGTTCAAGCTGCCACGCCGCCAACGTCATGCGCCACCCTCCAGCGAAACCGCAACGGTACGACCTAGGGCGTAGCGATGCAAGACGGGAAATGTACGGTTCGCGAGAAAAATTCTTCCACCTGAAGCATTAAGGATATGCAGCGATGAGTAAATTTCGGATTGTGATTCAGGAAACGCTGGTTCGACGTGTGGCGCGACTCGTTGAGGCGCCGACGATCCATGAGGCCCGACATCAGGTTTTCGCAGAGTCCTACGACATCTCCCGAGCAGAGGGCGATGTCGAATGGCCGGATCCCGTCTGGGGTGGCTATGACGAATCGACCTTTGAAGTGACGGCGATTGAGCACACCGACAGGGCGGAATCGTGAGCGCCTATGACGGACACAGAGGCATCACGGAAGACCAGTACGGCGTCCGCGCCTATGTCGCGGTCGGCACCAAACCCAACAAGCGCCAGGCGACGCAGCGGTTCAAGCGCGGCACGCCCCTGAAACAGATCCTCGACTGGCAGAACCGCACGCGGATCGCCCTGAGCGACGGCCAGGCGCCGGTCTCAAAGGATCGCCTCATCGTCGATGCCGCGCGCTACCTCGAGCACGCGAAAATGCCGGGACCGGATGGGAAGGTCCCCGCGGGCTATGCGGCGCTCTGCTGCGAAATCAACGCCTGGTTGCCCGACCTGGGCGAGATCCCGCGCCACCAGATTACGCGCGAGACGATTCTCGACATCCGGCTGCGCTGGCGCACGACGCCCCGCGGGGGCAAGGGCACCACCGCCCGCGTCACCCAACCGATCGGCCCCAAGACGTGCAACCACCGCATCCGGGCACTGCGGGCGCTCTACCATTTCATCGACGGCCCCAGAGCCGCGACACCGTGTGACGACATCCCGAAGCTCGAAGAACCCGCCGCCGATCCGAAGTTTGTCCCCGTCGCCACCGTGCGCCGGGTCGCGCGGAAACTGACCGATCCGAAAACGCTCGCCCGCTATATGGTGCTGACCGCGAGCGGCCAACGGCCGGCGCAACTCAAGCGCGCGACGCCGGAGGATGTCGACCTGAAGCGCGGGGTCTGGCTGGTGCGCCCGGCGAAGGGCGGCACACCGATTCCGGTCATCCTGACCCGCGATCTGCGGGTCGCGTTCGCGGCGCTCGACGCCGCCCAGGCGTGGGGCGACTTTGACGGCAGCGACTACGCCAAGGATCTGTACGCCGCCGGCTGGCCCACATCGATTCGGCCGTATAACGCCAAGCACACCGTCGCGATCACCCTGGGCGAGGCCGGCGTCGGCTGGGAAGAAATGAAGGATTGGTTCGGGCACAAGGATGTGAAGTCGACCCGCATCTATGCCGGCCACATCCTGGCCAAGACCCGCGCGACCGCGAAGCACCTCGAGGGCCGCATCGGCTGGACTAGTAGCCTGACTGGTAGCCTTCAGCGTCCCGACGGGTCCCGATTAGTCAAAACTAGGCCTAATTTGTCACAGGCCGAAAACAGGCCTACGGCGAAGGTTTCCGGGCAGAAACCGTGAAATCAGGCCCGTTTCTATTGGTTGGAAGTGGTTGCGGGGGCGGGATTTGAACCCGCGACCTTTGGGTTATGAGCCCAAAGGAACATCAAAAAAGCCCAATAAAACGGCCACTGGTAGCCTGACTGGTAGCCGTCGTCACTGAATCTCGCCGTACAGAAGGCCGGAACACCCCGGTCCCCTCCGCGTTGGCGTGCCCCCCACGGCACCCGGTGCCGACTTCCCCGCAGGGGCGCAGGTCGTGCAGAAAGCAGCCGCACTGCATCGCCGGGTCGGGGTGGTACAGCCCGTCGAAGCCGCGCCGCTGGAGTCGGTCCTGTTCAGTCTCTCGCATGGTCATCGCCCCGCCAACGTGGCACTGGTCGCCGGACTGGTCGCCGTCACCGATAGAACCGTCAGCCCTTTGAGGAGGCCACCGGCATCGGCTGCTGGAGCTGGTCGAGCGCCGCTTCCAAGTCCTTCACGGCGTCCGCGACGGCTTCGTCACGGGTCGCCCCGCTGCCGATGACGAACGACAGACCGCCAGGGGCCGTCGTCCCATCGTCGAGATTCATCCACACATCCCAGTCGTCGCCGTCGCGCAATACCGTGATCGCACTCACTGATCTCCTCCTCCAAACAGCCCCGCCCCCGTGGCACTGGTCGCCGGACTGGGAGCCATCGACAGGTCGCTTGGGAGCCGTCAACGGACGACTTCGCCTTTGAGCGCCAGTTCACGAGAGCACCGCACAGCATCACAGAGCAGCGCGATTAAAGCAGTGTCTGGGTTCGGTCGCCGCTGTTCTTCGGCGATGTGCACCTGACAGGCCCGCTGGAAGTCCGCGATGCTACGGTTCATGAAAACGCCCTCAATCGCAGGCAGCCCCATCGGCATACTCCCTCTGTGAATCACACGGCGATCAAACGGTAGAGGGTCTGATAACGGCGGTCATAGCCCCGCCCCCGTGGCACTGGTCGCCGGACGGGGAGCCGTCAGCCCTGCGCCCCATGCACTGGGCACTTGTCATGTACCGCGAACACACAGCAACACACATCCTCATTCTCTGATTCGATTGTGCGGTCAGCACGCTCTTCGACACGTTCGTCGTCTGGTCCCAGAGGCTCTGTCCGACTCACACCCGTCACGGGCGGCAGCGGGTAACGCTCGTCCAATAACGCCTCGATGATGTTCGCCGCCGCGTTCAGTGCTTCCCGGCTCGGGTTCCCAGCACGGAGATTACGAACGGCGCGTCGAGCGCGATGTCGTAGAGCATCCATAGTTGAGCCTTTCCTCATCAACACAAGCCCCGCCGGTGAGCAGATTGTCGATCTGCGAACACAGCCCGAGCAGATCCGGCAGGGGTTCGCAGTCGGGCGCGTAGTGCGTCAGCAGCCGCGACAAATAGGCGTGTGCTTCGCGTTCGATACGTCCTCGGCGCGGCGGGGCCGGTGGCGGATCGGGCCTGCGCTGATCGGTCGGCACGGGTCGCGGTTCTTGTGGCATGGCGATCAAACGGTAGAGGGTCTGATAACGGCGGTCATTCTAGCCCCGCCAACGTGGCACTGGTCGCCGGACTGGTCGCCGTCACGCCCACAGCAGCTCCCGCTGCTTCGCATGCGGCACCCGCAGGCAATGCGGCGAAAACCAGATCCGTTCCCGGTCGGCGTTGTCTCGCCCGCGCCCGTCACTCTGCGAACCGTACCCACCGCGCGCCTTCCAATCAACGCACGTCCACCCCTCCGGCAGTTCGTGTTCCCCGTCGTAGCCGCATAGGGCAATTCTCAGATTCGGGTTGTCGCCGTTCTGCTCGGCCCACACGCGCACATCCGCAGCCACGTCGGCCTGAGCCCCGGAATATTCCACCGAGTGTTCTAGAGCGGAATAGGGCGGGTCTAGGAGCACCGCGGTCACGCCGTGCCGGTCGAGCACTGACGGCCCGAGCACGCGATCCCATTCACCACAGGCCACGCGCACCGTGCGGAGCCGTTCGGACAGGGCGGTCAGCCAGTCCCGGATGGCGCTGCCCCTCCCCGCGTCCCCAAGGTGCGGCAGCTTGCTCCGGTGGATGCCCATCCCCGCGTCCCCAAGGTGCGGCAGCTTGCTCCGGTGGATGCCCATCCCCGCGTCCCCAAGGTGCGGCAGCTGCTCCGGTGGATGCCCATCCCCGCGTTCCGCGCACCAGCCGGAACCGATCCAGCAGCACGCGCCCCACACCCACCAGCCCGCGATCTGCAGGTCGAAGTACCCCGGATGCGTCCGCATGCGTTGCCGGAAATCGGTCTGCTGTAATAGCCACTCGTGACGCGCGAGCAGGTCAGCCTCGTTCACCGGCCAGTCGGCATGTTCCGCGACCGCCCGCGGCATGAACTTGACCGCGCGCCAAAAGTTCGCCACGTAGCAGTCGAGGTCGTTGACGGTTTCCGTTTTGGGCACGTGCGGCCGGGACCAGAGCACCGCAAGCGAACCCGCGAACGGTTCGACGTAATTCGGCACGTCCCCGAACCGCGGCCAGATGAGATGTGCCGCGCGAGACTTGCCGCCGAACCACGGAAAGGGCGCTTGCAGCATGGCGATCAAACGGTAGAGGGTCTGATAACGGCGGCAATCACTACTTCCGCGTGGCCGAAGGGACATGTCGGCCAGTGCCCATTCTCGGGATGCCGAAGCACGCCACGGTCGCACGCTGGACAATCGTCGCCGGTCGTGACGATCGCCTGTAGGGCCGCAAGCAGACAGTCCCGCTGTTCCATGGCTAGGTCGCGGTCTTTTTCTGCCGACGACTTCGGCCGTGTCAGTTGCCCCGTTGGTGTCTGCGCCGCTACAGCGAGAATCGCGTCCAGTTCATCGGCACACTTCAGCAACCGATGCCCCTTCGCTGCGTGGGTGTGCGCCACGCTCGGATTATTTCCGGCGTAGTTCGCGTGAGTCTCAGCGGATTCCCGCCACTGCTTCACGAGTGTTCGCAGCGCGCTCAATGCTTGATTGTCCATGGCTCAGGGTCTGATAACGGCGGTTATGGAAACCGCCTACACCCCGGTCCCGAGCAGTTGCTTGATCCACACCGACTGCTGCACCAGCGCCGTCATCGCCGGGAGATCCCCGACGAAGAACCCCTTGATGGCGTTGATCTCCTCCTGGGTCAGCCCCAGCGTGATCAGGTCGCCATCCGGCCACGACTCGAGCTGCACCCGGAAGTGCCCGCCCCGCGCCACCGCATCACGCAGCAACGTCGCCAGCGATCCGGCCGTGTTCTGAATGTCGTCGGCCGTGAACGGACGGCCCGCTTGTGTCAATGCCATGGTGTCGCTCCTCGCTACCGAATGAAATAGAACCCGCTGGCGCGGATGTAGTGCAGGCCGGGCTGAAAGGCCACGTCGCCGGCTTTCAGAAACAGCATGAGCAGCGTCGATTCCGGCGTCGTCCACCCCCACTGGGACGTGAATCCCGGCCCGCTCATGCGACAACTGCCCTCGTCGGTGCCCGACGACACGGGCGGGAGCCCGGCCGGGAGGATCCCCCGCAAGAACGGCGTCACCGCCGGCACGTTAATTTGCGAGATGAACATCCGGTAGAACAACACATCGCCGATCACGCTGTAGTGGCACGTCTGGGAGCCGACGCTGATCGTGATGCCGTCGGAGGTCTGCATCGAGGTCGTCCACGCCGTTTTCGGCCCGACCAGCGCATCGACCGAATCGAGCAGCGCGTCGATCTGCGTCTTGTTCCACACCGTGCCGATCGTGTTCGAGCCGTCATCGTCAACCAGGGCGTTGAACCACGTGCGATTCAAGGGCATTTATTGCGCTCCGCTTTCCCGGCCGCGCAGCCGGCGCAGCAGGTCCGCAAACGTGTAGAGCTTGTTGGACGCCTCGACGGTGCGCCGCGGCTGCGTGCGCGCCAGGCCGCCGCTGATCGCAATCTCATCGAAGCCGATGCGCTGCACCCGGAACGTCCCGCTGATCGGCGGTTGCGTGGTGCTGACCGTGATCAGCCGCCCGACATGCACGCTGGTGTCCCGCGTCACGAAGCGCAGCGTCAGCCGCGGATCTTTCCGCTCGACAGCAGCGCCTTCGCATAGTTGGTCAGTTCGGCGATCGTCATGCGGGAATCGCTGAAGACCTCCTCAACGATGCCCTCCGACGCCGCGCCCCCGAGCCGAGCGCCCAGCGCCGCCTGCGCCGCGGGGTCGTCCTGTTCGACGCGGATGATGATGGGATCGCCGGCCGTGATCGGCCAGGTGAGGCCGCTGATCCCGGTCAGCCGTGGCTGCACCAGAATCGCCGCCCCATGCCGGACCTCGCTCGTCAAGGCGCCCACACCCGCCGCCGGAATGCCGGTCAACGTCGCGCCACTGATGCTGCCGTAGCGGATCGCGAGATTGCCGATCCGCGCCCAGCCGCCCGCGCTGCCCCCGTCCGCGAGAAACGCCGTCGTATCCGTCACCGGGATCGTGGTCGCGCCCGCCACCACGGTCTGCGATCCGCTGGCGACGACGCCGCTGGTATCGATCGTGGGCGCATTCGCGCCCAGGCTCGCATCCGTCGCCGTGTCCACATAGGGATCGGCGGGATTCGTCGCGAGCAGTTTGAGCTGCGATCCATTCGCGGCGGTCCGATAGAGCTTGCGCGTCGTAAAGCCCGCCGGCAGAGTTTGCAGATTCGAGATCCACGCCTGATTAAAACTGGCCACCGGCCCCATCTGATACGGCCGATTCTCGGCCAGCAGATCCGCATCGGTCATTTGCGCCGACGTATCGAGCCAGCCGCCGGCCGTCGACACCACGCCGGAAAAGAACGTCTCGCGATACCACGTGCTCCCACCGTCCACGGTGCGGAAAATGTCCGTAAAGTCAATGCGCGCGGGCGTACCAGACATCAGCCCCGCGTAGTAGTAGTACCCGCTCACGGGATCGCGCACCGCGGGCCCGACATAGATTTCGTACCGCCGATCATTCACGACGACATGCGGCGTGCCCGGGCCGAGGGCCAAGCCCCCATAGCCATACCCGAGCTGAATCGCCCAGGAATAATTCCCACCCGTTGTCTTGCCCTGGTAGTCGGCGTAATACCCGGGCCGCACGCTCGTCGCCAGCAGCGCTGGCGCCGTGCCCCCGATCGCCACGCTGGCCGTGGCACTCGGCAGCGTTTCCCCCGCGGCATTCGCAAACGTGATCGCGTACTGGTAGGTCCCCGCCGCCATCCCGGGGCCGCTCGCCGCCGTCACGAACGGCGGGCTCGTCGGGCTGATCGACACGCCAACAATGCTGCCCTTCCCGCCGCGCCCCTTGACGCCGGTATACGGAAACCGCTGCGTCCCGCTTTCGACGATGCCACCCTCCGTGCTGTACCAGCCGTCGTCGATCACGGGGAGTTCGGTGGCCCCGGGCGCCACGTCGACTACCGCCTGGCCGCCCCCACCCCGCGCAATCACCCGCGTCACGACTTGCGAGAGATCCTCCGAGAGCGACAGATCACTCGCGCCCTGCGGACTGGCATCGGTGATCGGCGCCGCATCCGGCGACTCGCTGAGAAAGACGTGCAGGTCGCCGCCGTAGTCGAGATACCAGTAGGCGCCGATGCGCTCGCACACCGCCGTCAGGCACGTCGCCGGCACCTCGTTGGTGAGCACGATCGCATCGACGATCGGCAGGCCGGGCACCACCGCGCGCGTCGTCACGCCCGGGCAGAACCGCGCGACGAGGTCGAGCACGATGCTGGACGCGCTCTGGTGGGTATACGACGCCAGCACCCGGCGCCGGTTCAGGAGCCAGGTCGGGTCGATGCACTGCAGGTCATAGGCGACGTTCTGCTTGAGCGACTCATACAGGACGGTGGTTTCGAGAATGTGCCCGCCAAAGAGTTGCAGGTCCGTGCTCTGGTCGCCGTGGTAGAGCGCGAACGAATGGCCGGCGACCGGCACGAAGTTGTGCACCCGCACGTGCGCCGTGTCGGGCTGGTCGTTCAGGACGTGCTCGACCGCGGCGCCTTCAATGCGGACGTTGCGGGAGCGGTCGACGCCGCCGATGATCACGGAGGTCAGCGGTTCGTAGTAGTTCAGCCGTGCGGCATTCAGCCGCATCACGTTCAGCCGGGCGCAGCCGTCGACGTGCGGATGCGACGGCACTAGAACCGCACCCCCTGCCGCCGCATCTCGGTCACCAGCGAGTTCGCGATGTTGCCGGCCTCGGTGCTATTGACGGTGACGTTTAGGGTGCTGCCGGTGCTGCTCATGGTCGGCAGCAACGTCTTTTGCTGGTTGCGGAAGTTGTACGGGTCGAGGCCGATCTGACTCCCGGTCGCGACCCCGGCCGCCTGGTAGGACTCGAACAGCGCCTTCCCCGCTTGCAACTTCTCAAAGAGGCTGTCGGTCTGGTGGACGGCGCTGGACATCGCCACCGACAGGCGCTCCACGGACGCCTTGGCGGCCTCCACGGGCGGCGGCACGGTCTGCCAGGCTTGCGCCATCTGCTGTGTCTCGGCCTCGTACGCCGCCGTTTCGGCCGCCATGCGCTTGGTGTCGGCGATGATGGCCTCCGCGGTCGGCGTGAACTTGGTCCCCAGACTCGCAAACTCCGACCCCAGGCCGGTCGTGATCTTCCCAATCGAGACCGTCGCGTTATACAGCTCGTTGAGTGCGGGCGGCGCCGTCTGCCCCAGCCGCCCATACGTCTCGATGGCGTCGCCCACGGCGGTGTTCAGCTTGGTCTGTTCGTCCTGCGTCATCTTCGTCAGGTTGCTGAGACCGCCCAGCGCCGCTTGCATCTCCTGCACTTTGGTGATGCTGTCGGTCCCGAACATCGACGCGCGCAGCTTCTCCTGCGCCGCCGCGGCGGCGTCCGCTTCTGCGGTGGACTTTGCCAGTACCGCGGCTTCGTCCTTCTTTCTGGCGAGGTAGTAGGTCAACGCGTCGGTATTAATGCCGTACTCGATGCCCAGTTGCTTCACCGTCGTCGTGTGGTTCGCCAGCGCCGCTTCCATCTTCGGCAGCGCGGCGCCGAATAGCCGCAACTGCCCCTCCCAGTACGCTTGACGTTCTGCCGCCGTCGTGATCGTTTTCTGGTGGTCTTTGACCCATTTCATATTGGCCGCGACCGCCTCGGTCACATCGGTAAAGGTCTGCCCGGTGCGCTGCAGCGCCAGATCGAGGATGGCTTGCTGGTTCGCCGCGACATCCGCCGCCTGGATCGCGGTTTGGACATTCTTGGTCCAGCCCAGCCAATCCGCCATCGCCTTCCCCAGCTCGATCCCCGTGAGCGTCACGCCCACCGCCACGCCGGCCGTGCCCAGCAGACCGAGCTGCGCGTAGGTCATCCCTGAGACTTTGCCCAATTCTTCGATCGCCGCAATCGGCTTGGACATGCTGACGCCCATCGCATTCGCGGTCGCATCGACAGCCTTTAAGCCAGTCGTGAGCTGCGACAGGCTGGCCTCTTTGCCGAACCCATCCACCACCTGACCCGTTTTGGCGAGCGTGACGCCGGTCTTTTTCGCTTCGCCTTCCATCACGCCGAGCGCGGCGCTGGCCTTATTCGCCTCGGTGACGAAGTCGGAGAAGTCGGCTTGGAGCGCACCAGTCAAGGCCATCGCTATTTCCTCGCGAGGTCGTCGGCCAGGATGGCGAACGTGGTTTCAGGCATGCTCAACACCGTGTCCCAACTCAGGCCGCTACGTTGGCAGATGGCAAGGGTGGTGCCGACGAGGCGTCGGAAGACTCGGTTTTTTTTAGCGCCTCGCCCGCGGCCTCGACCGTCGCGTGATGCGCTTCGATCGCGCGCTTCACCTCCAGCGCCGTCGCCTGGCGCAAGTTGTTCAGCGCGTCTTGCACCTCGTCGGGCGGCAGGCCACGCACCGGAATCCGCGCCCCGCCCGGGTCGGTCAGCGTCCAGTCGATCAGATACGCGATCACCGTCGCGTCCGTCGTCTTGAGCACGTCGCGCTTGAGTTCGCCGCCCTTCGACTCGGTGTACATGCGCGAGAGCATCGCGATGTACTGGCCGTGGTTCAGTTCGGCCCAGACGGTCAGGCTGCGCCCATTCGACAAGGGCAACGTCACTTCGCGCGGAATTACGATGTCCGACATTCAGCGTCCCTCCGGCGGGCCGAGACTCGCGGTCAAGGCGTCACCGTTCACCTGCAGCGTTTTGGGCAACACGGGAAAGCACCACAGCCCGGCGGGCTTGGCGAGGCGCGGCGCCTGGAAGATGAGCGGCAGCTGGCGAATGCGCAGCGTGTCGACCCGCGTCACGCGCGCCGACAGCGTCCAGTGGAAGTGCTCATCCCGGCTGACCGACCAGCGGCCTAAGACCGCCGCCTCGCCCGCGCCCCAGACAATCGCGCCGCGCTGCCCGCCAAACGTGACGGAATGGAACAGCCCCGGCACGGGTGCCCGTTACGCCGCGCGGGCGCGATCGCGGTCGCGGTCAGCCTGGAGCGTTTCCAGACGAGCCATCGCCGCCGCGGGCAGCGTCCACGGCCCGGCCGCCATGAACGTGCCCGACAGGGCCGGTGCGCCTTCGACATCCGTGTCGAGTTCGGCGTCCATGTAGGCCAAGCCGCTGAACTTGTGCGGGGTCGCCGCGCTGGGGTCGTTGCTGTGGGGAATCAGGTCGAGCGTCCCCGGCGAGGTCAGCGCCGTCGCTTCGATCAGCGACATGTCGTCGCTGTTCCAGAAGCCCGTCAGGCTACCGCTGACATCACGCATGCCTGGGATGTACACGCGATTCGTGTCTTGGAAACACGTCACGTTGATTTTTTCGGTCGCGAGCGAGAGCGTCCACGACTTGATCGAGACCAGGGCGGTCCCGGTCGCTCCACCCGTGGGATCCCATTTCACGAGGCCGTCACGTCCTGCGCGAATCATGATGTGTGTCCTTCCTTAGACACTCGGCGTGACTTGCACCCGATAGCGCCCGCCGTGATGCTGCCATCGGATCGACTTGTCAGAGGGATCGAGTTCGCCGGGGTCGCGGATGCGATCGACACGCACCGTCGAGAGCCACCCGTACCCCGGCACGGTGAGCGGCTGATCCGCGAGCAGCGCGTCAATCCGCGCGGCGGCCTGCGTCGCCGGCCCCATCGCGCTCGTCTGCACCACGGCCGCCACGGCATACGTGATGACTTCGATCGCGCGCCGCGCCGCCGCGGTCTCCGCAAAGACCGCCACGTCGGCGGTTTCGTCAATCGTCACCAGCGCAAACGCGGTCTTGCCTTGCGGCGCCAGGCCGAAATGCACGCCGCCCGGCAGCAGCGTCGCGAGCGTCGCATCGCCGGCCAGGTGCGTGATCACCGCCGTATCGACCGCGCTGGAATCAGCCACCGGACACCGTCAGTCCTTCCGCGCGCATGATGGCGGCAATCCGCGGGATCATCTGTTCGCGGGCTTTCATCACGCGCGGGACAAAGTTGTGCGCCGCCGGCATCCGGCCACGCCGCCCGCGTTTCTTCGTGGTCCGCGGCTTCGACCCGAATTCATAGGCCAGCGCGTACTTCGCCGTATTGGCAATCACGACACGTGCGGCATGCTTGCGCGGCTGTGATTTCACGACCATGCGGCTTGCCAGATAGCCGCTCCGTTGCCGGTACGACGCGCCAATCTCGGCCGCGACGGTCGTGCCCAGCGACACCAGCGCGGCCTGCGCCTGCGCGGCGAGAAACGATGGCAGCTGCTTGAACTTGCTCTGCTGCACCGTGACGCCGCCGAGCGTGAACTTGATCACAGCGCCTCCGCGACCACCAGCACCAGTTCGCGCCGCGCTTCCTCCGGGTCGCGCAGCCCGAGCACCTGGAACACCCGCGCCCCGCGGTCGGGGTCGGTGTAGGTCAGCCGCGTCTGTACCGTGACGCCGGGGTGATACGGCAGCGTGACGGCATGCGTGCCGCTGGCGACGAGGGTATCGGCCGTGAGCCGTTCCATATCGGCACTGGCGAGCGCGTCGAGATGCACCCACATCGTGGGCGGGTCGAGCGCCGCCCAGGTCTCCGTGAACCCGCCCGCGCCGTCGGGCACCGGAGCGCCGGGGTTCTCCAGCGTGACGAGCTTGTCCATGCGGCCGACGGCCATCATGCGAGCACCGGATCGGTAAACCGCCGCAGTAGCCCCAGCGCCAGCCGCGGCAGGTCGGCGCCGTCGTCACGGACGGGACTGGTGTCGTCGGCGTCATCGCCGTGGAACCGCCACAACTCGGCCAGCACGACCAAGACCGCTTGCTGCGCCCGGGCTGGCGTGTCGTCCGGCGTCGTCCAGCCGAGCGCTGCCGTCTTGCCGGGTTCGTTCCGGCTGACGTAGTCCAGGACGTGATCCTCCGCCGCGGCAAGGTACTGATCGAAGGCCCGCTCCATGGGGTGCCCGTCAGGCACCGTTAAACCGATGTGGAGCTTCGCCACGGCGCGATCGACGAGGCTCACAGGGTTCCCTTCACCTGGAGTCGCCAGCCGCTCTCCGGGGCGCCTGGGCGCCCGGGTGCGGCCGTCTCGCACACCCACAGCCCGTTCTGCTGCACCTGGTCGCCGGGCTGGTAGGTGCGGTCGGCCTTGTAGGCGCCGCAGAACTGCGGGATGGCAAACCGCAAGGTGGACAGGGTCTTGACTTCGTCGCCGCGCACCGCTTGCAGCGTGACGACGCGGGGATCGGCCGGGTCTTGCACGGCGCGCAACTGGTCGAGCCCGAGCCCATCCGCGCCGTTGGTGCCGTTCGCCCCGTCAGCGCCGGCCGGCCCCGGCGGGCCGGGCACCGCGGCGCGGGTCTCCAACACGGCGATCCGCTCGCGCAGCGGGGCCAAGGCCGCTTTGACGGTGAGCGCCACGATGTCAGCCACGGCCGCGGTGTTAGCCATGCAAGACCCCGCCTTCCTCAAGTGCCTTCGCCAGGATCCCGGTGAACGCGTCCAGTTCCAGGTCGTCGTCGTCATCGGCGTCATCGGCGGGCGCCGCGGCCGGCGGCACGGCGGGCAGCTCGCGCGGGCCGCTCAATTGGGCCAGCGGCCAGTTCTGCTGCTGCATGTACACGTGGTTCCCACCCGGCACCCCGCCGAGCCCGAAGTACTTGAACCGCGCTTCATCCGGGGAGAGCACGCCGCCGGTCACGGCGTCGGTCGCGGCTTTGGTGCGCGTCGCCGTGTCCATCCACAGCAGATCGTCCACATCGAATTCCGTCCCGTAGGTGACGCCGGGGACCGACGTGAGCCCGAGCCCGTCGTCGAGCGCCAACTCGAGCGACACGATGTGCGACTGCAAGCACTGGCTGTAGAACTGCTGCACCAGCGGCTCGTTGTTCGCGTACGGCACGGGCGCCGAATTGACCAGCGACACCGGCACATGGAAACAACTGCAGATCGTTTCCGTGGTCATCTTGAGCTGTTCGATCAGCTGCGCATCGACCGCGTTGACGGTCGTCGGCTGATACGTCATGCCGTCGGTCAGCAGGCCCACCGAGCCGGAATTGGCGCCGGCAAAGTTCTCCTGCCACTGCGCTTTGATGCGATCCGCGGCCTCCTTGGTGATGGCGGCCGGCACCGTGATCACGCCACCTGGGGACGAGCGATTCGCAAAGAACGTCGCGCTGGTGTCGAGAATCTTGAGTCCCTGCGTCGCCGCCAGCGCCGCCGCGGCGATCGGACTGAGGCCCACCAGCGGATGCGCCAACGGGGTCAGCTTGTCGTGGATGATCTCGGACGCGGGGACCGCAACGCCCTCGGACGGAATGCCCGCCAGGTCATTGGGGCGCAGCTGGTAGTAGACGGCGCCATCCGGCGCGACCAGCACCGTCACATGCTGGGGGTCGAGAATATCCAGCGCCACCACGACGCCGCGCGCATCGCGCGACTTGAGCACGTAGGTGTTGCCCCACTGCAACTTCGACGCGACCCAATACTCAATGAATTCGTTACTGAGCTGGTAGCGATTCGGCCGCCGCAACACCGGGGAAAACGCCGGGCTCGACGCCTCCACCCAGATCCCCTGGTCGGTCAACTGCACCAGCCGGAGCCGCATCTTGCCGAGCGATTGCGCGATCAGCGTCACGCAGCTGTAGACGGTGGGATTGGTGATCGCGACCCGCGGCGCCAGGATTTCCGCATTCTGCTGCCAGGCGCCCGTGAACGGTTCGCGGACCACGCTGAACCAGCTGTTCGGCCCGCCCACGGCGACGCCCGCCGGGACCGTGGAGGATCCCGCCGGGCGTCGCGTCAGCTCGTAGCCAAACAACCGCATCCGTTACGCCTTCGCGCCGCGGGTCGGCGAGTCCGCGGCCATCACGCCGCCGGTCGGCGCCGGCCAGGCGGTCGCCGTCAGGTACTTCACCGCGTTCGTCCCCACACGGAGCCAGTTCGCGAACCGCTCCGCGCGCAGGCCGACCGTGTTGGTCTGCCACAGCGAGACGTACACGGTCGTCGCATCGGCGGGCGAGGCCGGCGCGCTGTCCATCTGCAGCGACGCCTCGGTGCTCGCGTCAATGGTCACGCCGCCGTCATCCGCGTAGAGAATCAGATCCGGCTGCAGCGCCACGACGTTCGTCCCGGCGACGGTGCTGGTGATGAACGTGAGCCCGCGATAGCTGCCGCCGCTGATCCCGACGCCGGGGAATTCCGGCGAGCCGTCGAGGTTCGTCCGGAACGACAGCGAGAGCGCGTTACTTGGGGACATCACGAACGTGACGCCGGCCGGCGAAATCCCCGCGGCGACGAAGTGATTGATCAGCCCCATGATGTCGGCCATCGGGTTCGTGGTCGCGGCGGCCGTCGCCGCGCCGTTGGTGATGCTGGCCGGGTTCACGCCCGCGACCGCGGCGACCGCGGGATCGAGAAATTGCGAATCGAGAAACGCGGCGATGCCCGCGACCATATCGCGCCGGACGAGATCCTCGGCCTTCGGATTCGACAGCCGGATCAACTCCTGCGTCAGCACCACGATCCCGGCGACCTTGGTGATCCCCAGGCTCTGCGAACTGAACGCGAGCTTCGTCACCGGCTTCGGCTTGCTCTCGCCGACCCACCCGTAGGTACCACCAGCGGTCTGGGTCGGCACTTTCGTATTGAACGGGACTTGCCGGAGGCCGGGAATCTTGTCGATCACCGTGGCCGCCCGCAACAGCTCGATAAATTCGCTGGAAATGTTTTGATTGACCAGCGGGGCGGCCCACGTCGCATCGGTCACCGTGCCCGGCGCGACCGCGGCCTTGAGCGCCAGCGCCACTTCGGGCGTGCTGTCATCCCACCGCTTCGCGTACTCCGCGGCCTCGTAGTTGTTCCCCTTGCAGATCAACTTGGCGCAGGCGAGCCGCACGAACGCGGTCCCCTTGGGGACGGTCGGCCGGACTTGCACGAACGGCCGCACGGGCGCGGCGATCGGGGTCGCCTGCGTCAGATTCAACGCGTCCATTTCGCGCAGCCGTGCCAGGTGCGTGTCCAGCGCCTTGACCTTGGCGGCATGGCTGTCGTACTTCGCGGACTGGTCGGCGTCGAGCGTGCTGCCATCGGCGGGCGCGGCCATCAGGTCGGCCATCGTGGCGAGCGCGGTCTGTTTCGTGGCTTCGTGCGCGGCAATCTGTTCGGAATAGGTCTGCTGCATGATGCGTCTCGGAAGTACGCCCGCATCGCCGGGCAGGGTGTGGCCGATCGCGGCCGATTTGATGTTCGTGATCGTGGCGGCGACGTTCATGGGGATCGTGACGGCGCTGCATTCGGCCCACATCCACCGCTTGATATGCGCGCCGCCCGACTTGAGCGGCACCGCTTCGAGCGGCCGGAACCCAATCGAGAGCCCGCGCACCAGCCGCGCCTTGACGGACTGCCACGCTTCATCCAACCGATCGCGCAGCGTGCCCGCCTCGGTCACCTGGGCAAATTTTGCGGTGATGTGAATCCCGTCGGGCATGACGCGCGCCGCGGTGACTTCGCCCACCGGGCGCCCCTGGTCGTGTTGCCACAGCAGCGGCATCGGCAGCGCAAACACGGCGCCGGCCGGCTCGACGATGTCCCCGGATCGGTCGGCGGCCGGCGTCGTGGCGAAGCCTTCGATGATGCGAGCCTCCGCATCGACGGACTTGATTTCGAGCAGCGCGCAGGCCCGATCCATGAGTGCCGCGTAGGATGCAGCACACTTTGGGGAATCCGTGAGAAAAGAGTTTTTTTCAGGAGTCGATGAAGGCCCGACGGATCACCAGCCGGCGCACATGTTCCGGCACCGTGCAGCGTGCCATCGTGGCTTGTTTGTAGAGCCGATCGTACTGCGTTGCCGGCAGCCGGATCGTCACCGACACCGACGCCCGGCCGGGTTCCAGGGGCCGACGCCCGCCGGGCTTCGGCGGTTTCACGGCGCCCCCAGCCACATCACCTCAAACGTCGGGGTCGGCGGCGTCGGCGCCTGCCGATCGCGCCGGTCGATCGCCAGGATGAGCGCAACCACCAGATCGATCCGATCCGTCGACAGCGCCTTCGACGGCTTCAGGTTCCCCGCCGCATCGGTCTCCACCGCGACCCGGTTGACATGTTCCCGCAGTACCGGATGGCCGTCATGCCGCAGCGTGCGCGAGAGCACCGCCGTCTCCAGCGACTTGGTCGGCGCCGACAACGCCGCGAACCCCTGCCGAATCGGCACGCACACGAAGCCGTCCTGGGTCGAGAGCCGCTGGATCAAGTCGGTCGCATTCCAGGGGTCATAGGCGACTTCGCGTACCTCGCTGTCGACCGACCACGCGCGCAACTCCGCCCGCACGCGCTCGTAGTCGATCACGTTCCCCGGCGTGACGTGAATCCAGCCGCGGCGCTGCCATTCGTCATACGGCAACCGCTCCCGCGTCACCCGATCGCGCAGCTTGGCCTCCGGCACGAAGCACGCGACCCGCACATCGAACCCCAGCCCGTCGGCATCGGGATAGACGCCCACCAGCGCCGTCGTATCGGTGGTCGACGACAAGTCGAGCCCGACATAACACGGGCGCCCGGTGTAAACCGGCGTCGGGCCGACGCACGCTTCCCACGCCGCCAGCGCAATCCACCGCGAGGCTTGCTCCGTCCACTGATTCAGATACAGCCGTCGAAAGCTGTTTTCCTGCGCGGGGATTTCCTGCGCCCGCTGGCACATGATGCGCATCTCTTCGAGCGAACGGAAATCTCCGAGCGCGGGATTCGCGACGCGCCAGGTCTTCTCCTTGCGCCAGTCGGCCTCGGCCGGCGCCTCGTAAATCACCGGCAGAAACGTCGGGTCGATCGACGGGTCGGCCAGGACGCGCTTCCCATGCGCATACAGCTCGTAGAGAATCGACTGCCGGTCGAACCCCGCCGTCGAAATGGCCATCATCAACGGCTGCGCCCGCGTGCTCTGACTCGTCGCGAGCACGTCCCACAACTCCCGCGTCGGTGCCGCATGCAACTCGTCGTAAATCACCACACTCGCGTTAAAGCCGTGTTTCGAGTACGCCTCCGCACTGATGGCCCGGTAGATGCTCCCGCTGGCCGGATGGACGATGCGTTTCTGGGAATCCACGATCTGGACTTGGGACTCCAATTTCGGATCGTTGCGGATCATCTGCGCCGCGACATGGAACACCAGCGCGGCCTGGTCGCGGTCGGCCGCCGCGCTGTACACCTCGCCGCCGACTTCCCCATCGTGCAGCAGGAAGTAGACGGCCAGCGCCGCCGCCAGCTCCGTCTTCCCGTTCTTCCGCGGCAGCATCAGCAGGCACGTCCGGTATTGCCGCGTCCGGTCCCGGCGCTGCTTGAACAGCCGCCGCACAATCCGCGTCTGCCACCGTCGCAGCTGAAATGTTTGCCGCGCGTGCGGCCCTTTTGTATGCGTGAGCGCGTTGATGTACGCAATCGCGCGGTCGGCCTGGCGCGGATGAATCGTCGGGGGTAAGAGCGCGGTCGGCGTCAGATCGTCGGGGAGTGGCCCCATGCGATCGGGGCGGTACGTCCCCCGTGCGACATGGTACGCAACGGGTTTCGCGTGGGGTCCAGAACGCCCAGGTTTACCGGCCATCGGCAAGATCGGGCCGAAATTCGCGGAAGAC